CCATGATGGCAGAACTGGGCTATTTCTTGAGTCAATTCAATTATAGCTATGTGTCAACTGACGGTACTAAAATAGGTAAATATGCAGTTGATGCAACATATCTAGCAAGTGCTGGATACATCAAGCCAGATGCTGTCACACAGTATGGCAATAAGGCATTATCCAATAACAACAGTTGGACTGGTAGAGATAATATCAGTAGTCAAGATGATTTCTTTAATAGTCCAAACATACAAGACACTATTCAATTAAATGAATTTACAGCAAGTTACGCAGCATTAGTAGCCAGTGGTGGCATTAAACCCGATGACGATGTTTGTACAGCAGCTGGAATGATGTTTGTCATGCATGAATACCGTACAGCAGATTTAGCAAAGCAATGGCGTAACGGTGGTGATTCAGCAGTAGCTACATCCAAGTTGATGGATTCGGCATTAGTTGGATCAATAATGTATACACAAGGTCGTTATGCTGTTGATGTATTAGCTTCGGGCGGTGCAGTGGCAAGTTCTGCGCAATCAGTTGGTTTGAATGGGCCAAATACTACTGGTATTGATCCAGATTTAGTGTTTACATTCCAGTCATCTGGTACTGGTACCAGAGAACGATTCGATCAATTGAATGGCACATTCAAAGATTCTATACTAAAAATGGCTCAGGACTATAAAGCAAAAACTGGAGCCAAGATTGCTATTACCAGTGCATATAGAAGTGAAGCGGATCAGGAAGCAGTTTATCAACGATGGTTAGATGCTGGTGGCGGTCCAAATAATCCTACAGCCGGCGGCATCACTACCCCAGCAAGACCAGCAAGCAAAGGTGGTACAGCAACAGCACATAATAGTGGAGTTGCTATCGACAGCGGTCAAATGGCGTTGGTCGCTAGAACAGTCGATCTTCCAAGTTATGGTCTTCGTTGGGGTGGTACATTCAATAAACCCGATGCAGTACACATACAATTAGCCAATTTTACACAATAAATAATATACTATGGCAACTTTATATCGCGGATTTAGCACAATAAACAGAAACAAGAAGTTTCGCATCACTGACATTGAATTGGTTAAACAAGACTTGTTAAATCATTTTAGTATCCGTAAAGGTGAACGCTTGATGAATCCAAATTTTGGTACAATAATTTGGGGAGTTTTGTTTGATCCGTTGGATGATTATACTGAACAATTGGTGCTTGACGATGTTAAAAACATTGTTGGGTATGATCCACGAGTAAGTCTTACAAATATCAATCTTGTTGAACAAGATAAAGGGTTGCTAATACAAATAGACTTGACTTTCCTTGCTACAAACGAAGCAACTAGCATGAGTTTGCAGTTTGATTCTGATTCTTTAACGATTACTACTGGCAGCGTTTATTAACTACGCACTTTATGAATTTAATAAATACATAATAACGGATGTATTTTTAAATGTCAATCACAACTCGTCAGACTAACTTACTGGTAAACCAAGACTGGACAACGCTTTACCAAACATTTAAGCAAGCAAATTTTCAAAGTTACGACTTTGAAACTCTACGCAAGACCATGATTGATTACTTGCGTACATACTATCCAGAAGATTTTAACGACTTTACAGAATCAAGCGAATATATTGCTTTGATTGACTTGATCGCATTCTTGGGTCAAAGTTTGGCATTCAGAACCGACATGAATGCTCGTGAAAACTTCTTTGATACAGCAGAACGCCGTGACAGTATTCTTAAACTTGCTCGTTTGATTAGTTATAATCCAAAAAGAAACATTGAAGCAAGCGGTTATCTAAAAATTGATAGCGTTAATACAACAGAAACTATCTATGATAGCAACGGGTTAAATCTTAGTAATGTGCTAATAAGTTGGAATGATAGCGCAAATCAAGATTGGCAAGAGCAATTCTCTCTTATTTTAAATGCAACTTTGATTAGCAATCAGCAAATCGGAGTTCCTGGAAACACTAATACTATTAATAGTATTCGCACTGACGAATACAGTGTTAACTTAGTTCCAAATGTGTTACCAAGACAAAGTTTCAGCGCTATTGTTGAAAATACACAAATGGATTTTGAAGTTGTCAGCGCTACAACAGCGGGACAAAGTTATATATATGAACCTGCTCCAACCCCAAATGGCAAATTCAATTTCCTTTACAGAAACGATAATTTGGGTAACAACAGTATTAATACTGGCTATTTCTTATACTTCAAACAGGGAACTTTGGCGACACAAGATTTCAACTTAGATCAAAGCCTTCCTAACCGTGTTGTTAGTGTAAACTACAATAACATCAACAATGACGATGTGTGGTTATATCAATTAGATGCTAACGGAAATCCAACAACAGCTTGGAGCCAAGTACCAGCAGTAGCAGGCATCAATGTTATCTACAATCAAAGTACAGACCGTAACTTGTTTCAAGTTAACAGCCGCAGCAATGATCAAATTGATCTAGTGTTTGGCGATGGCAGTTTTGCCAACATACCAAACGGCGTGTACAGACTTTACTATAGAACAAGCAACGGATTGCAATATAAAGTCACTCCTGATGAAATTCAAAGTGTGACATTTAATATTCCATATGTAAGTCGTACAAATTCTGTTGAAACATTGACGATCACTGCAAGTTTGCACTACACAGTGTCAAACGCACAAACTCGTGAGACCATTGACGATATTAGGACCAAAGCCCCTGCTCAGTATTACACTCAAAACCGTATGGTTACTGGGGAAGACTACAACTTGTTGCCTTACACAAACTTTAGCAGCATTCTTAAAGCTAAAGCAGTGAACAGAGCAAGTGCTGGAACAAGTCGCTTCTTGGATGTGCTTGATGTTACTGGCAAATACAGTAGTACAAATATTTTTGGTAGTGATGGTATTTTGTATCAAAATACTATTTTGCCAACAGCGACTTTTGGCTTTAATACAGCAAGAGACATATATCAAGTAATTTATAACACAGTTGCACCGATGTTGACCAGCACATCATTGTTGCATTTTTACTATGCTAATTTCCCAAGATACACCCCCACAAATACTACATTGTGGAATCAAGTAAGTGCTACTGGCAGTAATAGTCTTGGGTATTTTGTTAATGGTAGTAATATTGTACAACAAACTGGGTTAGGTGTTAGCGGAACAAATTTACAATATATTAATTCTGGATCACTAATTAAATTTGGCCCAGGGACAGGTAAATATTTTGATGCTCAAAACAATATTCAAACTGGGACCCCGCAATACGCAAACCAGCACGAATATTTGTGGGCAAGTGTTGCTATATCAAAATCTGGATATCAATCACAATTGAGTCAAAATATCCCGTCAAATGCTATAGTTGAAAGTATTATCCCAATATTCAACGATGCAATTCCATCTGGTGCATTCTTGTCTTCTGTTATTAACTTATTACAGACTTATCAAAATATTGGATTGAGCTACAACAATGCAACACAAACTTGGCAAATTATTCAATCTAAAGATTTGAATCTTGGTGCATTTAGTCTCACACATCAAGGTGACACAAGTGGGGCAGGGCTTGACAGCAGCTGGCTATTGGCCTTTACTTACAACGGTATCAACTACAATATTACACAACGAGGTGTAGAGTATATCTTCCAAAGTGCAGGACAAACAGTATTTTATTTTGATCCAGAAGTTAAAACTTATGATAGTTCAACTGGATTGACAATTAACGATCAGATTGTTGTGCTACAAACAAACACACAGTCTGATAGCTCTTCGCCATTGGGACAAAATCAAACATGGTACATTTATGATCAAGTAATTGACCAAGACGGTTATGTAGACAACACACAAGTTAAAGTTACTTTCCCAGAAACAACTAATGCAGGGGTTCCAAACGATCCTGATTTGTTTTCAAACATAGTAAACCCAACAGTAAACCCTAACTTCAAGTATGTTTATTTCCAAGAGATTACTGGGACTAATAATTTCTTGACAACTGCTCCAGTGGACAATACCAAAGTTGTTTCTATATATGCAACCAAAGCAGACATTACTGCTAACTGGAACTTGTATGTTAGCGGACAAATTTTCTATGCAACAGGCGAAAATAAATTCTATCAACTGAGTATTAATGGCTCAAATGTCAGAAGTCTGTCACAATTAACTGACTATGTTGCTGAAGTAGGTAGACAAGATTTGCAGTTCCAATATCGTCATAGTAGCCCAAATGACCGTCGTATCGATCCAGCTCCTAACAACATTATTGACTTGTATATTTTGACAACTCAATATAGTGCGGATTATCTAGCATGGATTCAAGATACCACTGGAACAGTCACTGAACCTACTTTGCCAACAAACGATGAATTGAAAACTGAGTATGGTACTGGCAGCACAAGTCTAGAGAACTTCAAGGCAATCAGTGATACATTAGTTTATAACACTGGTAAATTCAAACCATTGTTTGGCGCAAAAGCAGATCCAAGTTTGCAAGCAACATTTAAGATTGTTAAAAATCCTAATGTTAATGTCAGCGACAATGATGTTATCAGTGGCACGGTTGCTGCTATTAACGAATTTTTTAACACAGCAAACTGGAGTTTTGGGGACACATTCTATTTTAGTGAATTGAGTACCTATTTGCATAATACACTCGCCCCTAATGTGGCAAGTGTTATTATTGTACCAGCAAGCACTGACATTGCATTTGGTGGTTTATTACAG